CCCGTGGTGCTTGATATCTCGTTACCTAGCGCATTGGTCGCAGGCGCGGCAATAACTCCCAAACTGCCCGTCAATGCGCCGGTCAAAGCGCCTTTTCCCAAACTCTCGCCCGTGATCCCGGCGTTGATGGTGCCGGTTCCAGCTCCCGCCACGGCGCCTCCCGCCACGGCGCCCGCAGAGCCTCCCAAATCAGCGCCGGCCGCAATCAATCCGGGCGCTGCAATTGCACCCAATCCGGCCACGGTGCCCAAACCGATCACTTTGTCCATGATGCCTTGCTCAAGACCGACTTGAGGAGCAAGGCTTGGGCCGTAATTATCGAGCGCGGAAGTTGCTTGTGCTTGCTCAGGCGTAACGAGGGCATCGCCAATGGTTGGCTTGTCAGATGCGTTCCCGCCAGTACCCTCGTTTGCGCCGGTTGCGCCGACACTCAAACTGCCAAGATTGCCGCTGCCAGTACCTAATGTATTCGCTAAATCGGCTACCGAATACGCGGCATAGGAGGAACCCGTATCACCGACAGCGGCGGCGTTCGCCGCAACACTACCGCCGTAATTTGCATTGTAATTGGCGGCGGCTTTTGCCGCAGTCGCTTGAGCCTGAATGGCGGCTTGTGCCGGCGTAAAGCCCGAAGCGATTAATCCGTTGTATGTCCTGGTGTACCACTCTTGCTGTTCTTCCGAAGTCATATCTCCGGCAGTCGAAGCGCCGCCAGTAGGGTCTCCGTTCGCCATTACGAAAGGTTCCCGAAATACTGATCGATCTGCTGATGAATGAGGCAGTGCGCCTGCATCCACGTATAGAAATCGTCCTCATCGTCCCACGTATAATCCGCGAGAGTTTGAATGTTCAACGTCGGCGTCGGCTGCACCAGGGTCGTCAACTGAATGTGGATCGCGTAGTGACGATCAAACCAATCGTCATCCGGGTATTCTGTAAAATCGGAATCGGCGAATGACAAGCCTTTGCGTTGTGCGGCTTGGCAATAGCTCGAGTGGCGCGACTGGTGCGCCTGCAAAAACTGACTGATCCCTATCTTGTCTTTGAAGGAGGTCTGCGCGTAGATGTCGAGCGTGGGCATGTCATCGTCGTCCCTGACCTAGAAGCTCTCGAAAGAGGCCATCAATGCGACCGTGAATTCCCGTGGCAAAAGAATCTTGTTTTTCGGACAAGACTTCTAGCGTGTGTTCGACCTTCTCGAACGCCTCAGTCACCATCGTTTGCGACGCCTTTTCTTTTTCCAAGGCTTCGATGCGTGATATTTGCTTTAGACCTAGCCAGGTCAATATGGCGACGAACGCGCTCATGATGCCGTCCACTATATGCCAAGGATTCAAGTCGCCCACGTTGTTTACTCCATTGCTCACGTAGTCCATTTCCTACAATCAAGTGTACGCGAAACTGAAGGCGTAATTGACCGGCAAGCCGCTTGTCCCGCCTCCACCTGCTGCACCGCTTTGAGCAGAACCCAGAGGCTCGCCCGATCCGCCAGCCGCTGAATTGGCCGGCGTAACTGCGGGAGTAGAAGACCAAGAATCAGGAGAGCCGCCAAACGGGGATGCGCCTGCACCACCTTGAGGGGTAGTCGAATACTGTCCCGCTGATCCGTTCGTATTTGTGCTGCCACCGCTGGCTACACCTGCGGAACCACCCGCTGAAATCGTTCCGCCGCCACCACCGCCAGCGGAAATGTTGATCGTTCCCCCTGTCACCGTGCCGGTTACGGTCGCCGCGCTGCCAGCACCACCATTGCCTGCCGCTCCCGCCGTCGCGCCGTTCCCACCAGCTCCGCCGTTGTAAGTCATCGTTTGCCCGCCGCTGATAGCTATGACCAAACGGACATAAGCACCACCACCGCCGCCGCCAGCGCTGTTCCCGGCGAGATTTCTATTGGCACCGCCACCGCCGCCGCCGATACACTGAATGACCACTTGAGAGCATCCGCTAGGAGCGGTTTCTGTTTGCGCGCCTACTTGATACGTGTACGTGCGCGTGACCGGCGTAAAAGAACTGCCAACCGCAAGCAGCATTTGTTGAATGCCCATTAGGTGAGTCCCGATCCCGATATAACCCAAACGGTGGCGGATGTTTTCAGTGCTGTAGCCGTACTATTTACAGCTAGAGTTCTATTGCCTGTGGAGCTACTCCCGCCGCTTAAAACCATGGTGTCTGTGTTGATTGCAATCGTTAAATTAGTTGCTGAGGAATTGAAAAAAGTGATTGCTGTTCCTACTGGATAAGGTACAGAAGAATTCGCCGCTATCGTAACCGTCAGCGAAGTTCCGTTCATTCTGATGTGTTTGTTTGCATCAGAAAGAACGGTTGTGTAATTTGCTGTTTGAGAATTCTGAGGAATCCCAGCGTACACAGGATTATTAAAAACGTACAAAGATCCGCAATTAAAAGAATCAATCCCTTGCGGAATTACGTTTCCCGAGGCAAGGCTCCCGTCTCCGTAAAATATCCAGTAATTAGTGGTCTGTGTAGGATTGGCTAAAGCAAGAGCAGCATCACTTTGATTTGTTCCCGCAAGAATCAGGACGCCATTAGATTGAGAAGTCGTGTTTGGCGCTGTAAATTTAGCGGCGTATCCAGAAAAGCTAGATCCCCCTGCTCCGTTAGCGGTAAGAGCGGTCCCGCTCGACGGCGCAGGAAGCGTGACATTGCCCGCAGCGGTGGCAGTGAACGGCGCAATTGATGCAGACTTTGAACTTGCACCCGTCAGCACAAACGCGGTGCCGTTGTACATCATCAGCAAAATCTGACCGGCGACTAACTGACCCACGGCGGGCTGAGAACCGTCGAAATTCTGCACCGCGATATTGCCCAATGTGTTCACATTGATGTTGACGCTGGCGCTGGTGTTCGTGTTTGAGAGCTTGACCGCCAATTGAACGCCAGCCGCATACGCGAAAGTGGTCGGCGCGGGAATCGTGACCGTGATCGTGTTCGCCGCACCCGATGAATCGACGTAATAGTTTGAGTAACTCTGCGTGTTGTTCACGACTCCCGCGAGCTGCGAGAAATTCGTGTCGAGCTGCGAAAGCGGGATGGGTCCGGTCTGAGTTTGAAACGTATTGGAGATTGAAAGTGCGCCGGCCATTAGAGCCACCTTGCCCGTAGTTTGTAATCCATGTCGGTCGCGCTAAATTGATACTGTGCGCCGGTCGACGAAATGGTCATCCCCACGTATTTACCATAAACACCGGGAGAGATCGAATTGTAGAGAAGGTATGACGAGCTATTCCACAGCACCGTGACCAATGAATTATTCTGCCAGGAAACGAGATTCCCGCCATTGTTCTGCCACGTCACCGAACCGCCGGCCGCGAGCGCAATCGCTTCGCTCTGGTTGTTCACTGTGTCGACGGTGAGATTGAATGTGCCCTGGAATATCGACACTTGAACCTCAAACCCCACGCGAAGCACCTGCTTGTCGGCGAGGTTATCTTCCATCGGCCACAGCGCCGTAGATAACACGGTCGCGGGCGCCGTCGTGGGGTCGGCGAAAAGCTGATACAGATTATTTGCAATGAGCCCAAAGAGCGCCGGCTGATTCGAGACCACGCCTTGCCCGATGAACGTCAGCGCTCCATAGTTCGCGAACCACCATTTCTGATCGAAGTACATCGCGACCACGGTATTTGATCCGAAATTCGGATCATTCTGCCGCTGCACCAGGAATCCGCCGCAAATCTTATTGTTAGAGACCGCCGCTCCCGCGCTGATCCCCAAAGACGTGTTGATGTACTTCCACGTCCCGTCGATATCCTTGCTGATCTGCTCTGCCTGGACACCGTAGAGGCTCCACGCGCCGTAATTATTGGCAAAGCAGAATCCGCGCCCCAATGGGAAAAAGCTCCCCGGCTGATTCGAACCGATGATGGCCTGAATGTTCGTGTTCGTGAACAACGGGGTCGGCGGAGAAGCGCCGGATGGCACGTACACGTCGCTAATGGCGTTGATCGCCGTCGCCGAGACGATGTAGAGATAGCTATTCTGGCTATAAAGCCGAGTGACAGTGCTGCGTATGGTGGGATCGGTGAGAGACAAAGACCCCGCGCCGTTCGCCACAGTGAATGAGGCCGCCGAATAATCATCCGCCCCTGAAAACGTGATTAAACGGCCCTGAACGATCCACACGCGGCCGAAAGCGACGGCGATGTCTGTGCCAGAGGTCGGAACGCCAGTGCCGCTGATAAGCGTCGGAGAGCCCGTGCCGGGCCAATTGTAATATCCCGTGGCATCAATAAAGAGCGCTTGCGTGTTCTTCCATTGCACCACTCGAGAGCCGGAACCGGAGAACCCTGTGGCGATCTGCGCACTGGTCTGCGCCACGATGTTATAAGCGAACACTTTCCCATCGGTCGCGAACAGGATGAGGTAATCGGTCCCGCCGACATTGACGTACTGGAACCAATAAATGATATCGGAGCCATAGTTGACCAACGCCGCCGAGATGTTATTGCAGGTCCGAATGTTGCCGTCGCCGATCGGCTGCATGTTCTCAAGGTTCCACCATGCCCCTTCCGGCAGGGTGTTGCGAGACGATTGCGTATTGACGCCTTTCCACTCACGAAAGACTTTCGTGCGGCGCGGTTCTTCCTCTTTCGTGGCGAGCTGTTGACCCACAGGTCACGTCTGATAAGGATTCGGCAAGACGCGGGTCTGGAACACTCTCTGCGCGCGCAATCCCTCGACCATGTACTGCTTGCGAAACATGTCCGCCTCGCCGTAGGCCTGTTCCTTGAATTTTGCGAGCTGCGCGGCCCAATACTTGACCGGAAAATTGAACGGGTCGGGGATCGTATCGACATCCGTGGTCGCGACCAGAGGCGTCGGCATGACCACGCAATCCCAATCCGTGATGTACGCCTGATCGGGGATCGGCGCCACGTACACGTTGAGCGCACCCATGCGCGAGAAAATCACCGGGCGGGTCTGATACTGCTGCCAGGCGCGAGCGTAGGCGTCCAATTGACTGAAGCTCATGTAATTGAGCTTGTAACGGGTGTTACCCCAATAAAGCGTAATCCCCATGACATCGATAATGTTATTTGTCACCGCCGGGGTGGCGGTCGCGGCGGCTCCCGCGATCGAGTAAAGCTCAATGCCTTGCGTCAGGGGAATGGATGTGACGAGCTGACGGAGACATTTCGTGTCACCCGCGATGCGCTCGCGAGCTTCATTGATGTAGTCCGTCAGTTCCGTGACCGGCCAGAAATCGCCGTTCGGGTCATGGAGTAAACGCTGTACTTGCGTGATGTAAGTCTGAAGCGTGTACGCCATATCCCTCTACCCTCAAAATGCGCCGTCGTCCTCCTCCGCAGTCTCGCCGATCTTGGGTCCATTGGGGGGAGCCTTAAAGACCCCCCCCTCAGTTCCACCAGCGGTCACGGGGGGGCCAGCGTCGCTAGTCTCGTCTTCCTCAGCGTCGGCCTTGGCTTTCTTGCCCTTACCTTTCGCCGGCTTGGGCGCCTCGATGAGTTCGGGTGGGTCATCGAAGACCACCTTACCCAACATCTCGAGACCCGCCTCAATCTCATCGCTTGATCGCGCCCATCCTAAACGGTTGAGCGCCTGAGTCTTGTCGTCCGCACCGAACCCGAACACATGCCGCGCCACTTCTTCGGGAACGTCGACGGGCACGTTCGTCTTGAAATGATAATCGCGACCATCGTACCGGCCGACAATCGACTTGTTGCCGTTGATGACACGGATATACCCTTCTCGCCCTTCAATCATAAAGCCCCCCGGCTAGTTACAGAATTACCGATGCTCGAGACGTTCCTGCGGAACCCGACGCGAAGATCGCCGTGCCGCCCGCGCCATCGAACCAGATCTGACCACCGCTTGACGCGGCGAGATTCGTGCGGAACACGGGCGCCGTGGCTGGAGTGTTGCCCGTGGTCGAATCGTAAATCAAGCTAGTATTGTCCGGGTTGTACTGCGCGACGCAGTTCGCCCCGAGAGTGAGGTTGACGTTTGCCGACTGCACGGTCTGACCCTGAGTGGTCGCGCCCGTCTGCGAAGGTCCGCCCGCAAACGTCGATTGCACGTTGACCAAGAAATTCGGGATGAACACCGGAATGAAAGACGCGGAGGTCAGGGTCGCGGCAGTCACGGTGGTGTAGATTACAATAGTCGTGGTCGACGGAATCGCGAGGATTCGAAATATTGGGCCGTTGAGCGTACCGATACCCGTCTGACCGCTCGCGCCTGAAAACGTGCCGAAGAAATTCGGCATGACACCAGCGGCAGGCTGGAACGTGAGACCGTGCGCGGATGTGAACGTGATCGTCGCGATGTTGTTCGCAACGGAAAACGCTCCCGACGCGCCCAATGCAATTGGTATCTGAGTAGTCGTCTGCTCTGCGCCGAAGACCGAACCCGCAAGTGCAATTTTTAAATCTGACATGGAAGTCTCCTACGGGTTAGATCGTGTTGAAGTTGAAACCGGTCACGATTCCGCACGAGCGAGGTTTCGTCAGCACCAGCTCTGCCAGCGTGAGAACGATGCCGATATACCCAAGCTGGTAGTTCGACAACAGCGACTCGAATCCCGAGAACGCAAAACTCGCCTGATCGTGAACATACAGGTTCATGTAGTTCGTGTTGATGAGGTAGAGAATGCCTTCGGGGCAATAGGGGTCTGCGTAGATCGGAACGCCCGCAATGTCGAGCGCGCGGAACGCGGAGCGCGGCCGGTCGGCGTCGCTGTCGAATCCGTTGCCCGGCTGAATCTGATAAGACTCGTTCGCGACGAAATCTTGCGCAAGCAAGCTCCACGTACCGAATCCCATCAAGCCCATGGTCGGCATTTCGGCGCCGTTCTTGTTGACGCCCGCGATGTACTGAAGGATCTTGACGCGCGTGGGGTTGACCGCGCCAGCGGCGTACCGCTTTGACTGCCACCAGGTATTGGCCGTACGGTTGATGTTCCCGTACGTGACCAAGTTGGTGCCGTCATCGATCGCACCCGGCAAACCGATGAACTGGTTCGCCACGGTGTAATTGTTGTAGAGCGCTTGCGATGCCGCGTCGGCCATATTGTTGGTCGAGTCGTTCATACGCGCTTCGATGAGCGGAATGACGGCGTGGTCGAGCTGCACAGCGCCTTCCATCCCCAGGAACGGGATCGGAGTGATGAGCGACTTTAAGTTGAATTCGCCGACGAACGCGCCTTGTTGTGCGATCGGCTGCGAGAACGAACCGGAGTAGTCAGACCACTGCGAGTTCACGAACGCCTGCCCCTGCACCGGGACCGTGACACTTGAGACACCGCCGGAAGCTGTCTGCGCGTTTGCGAGGAGCGCGGCAAACAGGGGAGATGTGTTGTAGATCTGCACGACCATCTTTGGGATGAACGCGCGACGGGTCACATAGGTGAGTTCCGTTCCGATATTGCCGCTTGGGACTATGCCCTGGCCGAAAACTGGCATGGGGGTCTGCTCCTAGTTAAAAATTGCTGTCCATAAAAATCGAAAGTGCCCCCACTTTCAAAGTTATCGCTTCGCCCTCAATTCATTGATGGCGTTGAACGCTTCGTTCCGCGCCCACATGTTGGGATTCTTCTGAATATCCTTCATGTTGTCGGGCATGCGGATCGGCGTCACACTCTGCGGGGTCGACGGCGCGAGCGCCGACTGACCTTTGATATAATTGATGGCCGTCTCGTACTTGAGAATTTTCTCGTCGGTCATGACTTTTTCGACGGTTTCAACATCAAGGCCAGCATCGCGGATCATGGCGTGATTCGCCTCGCGGCGGGCCATCACGTCGCGCTCGCGAATCTGCTGCTCAAGCGCTTCGATCTTCTCGGAGTTCGTCTGGTTCGTCTTCTCGATCGCCTCAGTCAGTTCGAGGTCAGCGAAACGCGCTGTGGGCTCGATCTTTTTCCACAGGCGCTTCGCCTCCAAGCCCAATTCAGGATGATTCATCATCCGCTTCAACGCAGCGGAGTTCCGCTGGTCTTCGGTCATATTCTCTAAATTGGACATGGTTTTATCCCCCTTGATGACAGTGCGTTACGAGACCGGAACCTTGCGAATCGTGCCGGCTGGCTTACGAATCGTCATCTTGTTCTTGAAGGTCTTCGACTGACTTGACAGGCCGCCGATTTCGGCGAAACGCGGCGGGTTGACGATCATGCCGTCATCAATGACGTTCGACAGCGGATCGCGACCGGACAAAGAATCGGAAGGATTGAACAAACGAGTGCCTGGCATGACTTATGCTCCTTGAGGTTGAGGGGGCGGTGCGGCGCCTTGAGGAGCGCCTCCGGGCGGCGGGCCTTTCGGCTGCGGCGGTTGACCAGGACCGGCGAGACCTTGCAGCATTTGCATTTTCTCGGCCGGCGTCAATTCTTCGGTGGACGACTCATCTTTCCCGAACGCTTTGGCGAGCGCGGTGAGCGCTTTCAAAATCGCCGCGCCCTTGGGATCAGATGAGCCGAAAGCGGGCAACGCGCGCTCGAGCAATTTCTTGGCAAGGAGTGCGTTGACCGCAGAATCCTCTTGCGCGCCCTCTTTCTTCTGAGGCGTGAGCATGGGCGCGGCGCCCGGCGGCGGCTGATCGCCAGGGGGCATTCCCGGTACGGGCTTGCCTCCATTCGCTGCCATCACTTCGGGACTCGCTGCCATGGGCGAGAATCATCATTGTAATTATGTCAACTGTCAACGATTTCCGATTGACATCAAAAGAAAAGCCCCAATCAAGGGGCTTCTCTGTATCCCCATTCAAGGGGATTTAAAATCCGGCGGGAATTACTTCCGGCGGGACTTGCGTCGCTTGCGAGCCATGTGCATCTCCTGTGGTTTGGTCATTATCCCCCCACTTGGCACAGACGACTCAATTATCGACGAGTCTTTCGCTTGTGTCTACGCATGTCTGCCTCCCTGTCTAGGTTGCATTTTCGCCTGAATCTCCGCGACCTTGAGCTGCTCCTCTTTCTGCGCCTTCGCAGCTTCGGCGGGCTCAATCTCGTTCTCCAAATCGTATATCAACTGCTCGCGCATGGGAACCTGCACGAGCTGTAACAGACGCTTTTTCGTGATCGCGCCGACCTTCAATAGCTCAAATGCGATCTGCGTCTGATCTTCGACGAAGATCGGCGAATTACTGTGGCCGTCGACTTTCACGACATTATCACTGTTGAACTGCGCCAGGATGAACGTGACCGGATCCTT